AACTGGATCAACTATTAGTTGGACAACTCCTTTTGATGGAGACTATAACTCACTATCAAACCTTCCAACAATTCCTGCTGCTCAGGTAAATTCTGATTGGAATGCTACCAGTGGCGTATCAAGAATTTTAAACAAACCAGTAATTCCTCCTCTCCCTAGCGTAACTACAAACGCTGCTGGAACTGCTGCTCTATCATATAACTCAGTCAACGGTCAGTTTACATATACTCCACCAGATCTTTCGAATTACGATACGGCATACGGTTGGGGAGATCATTCTACGGCAGGTTATCTAACAGCAGAAGCAGATACTTTAGATACTGTTCTTGCAAGGGGAGCAACAACTTCTACTCATGCAACTTTCAACAATGCAATTACTACATATGGAACTGTAGAATGTAGATATCAGATTGACATTGCCAATAAATTTAACATTGGAGCAAATCTGCAAAATAGTGACCTCAATATGTGGTTTAATACCGCTGGAGGAGCAGATCTATTTTTAAATACTGACAGTCTTTATATCGCAAATGCATCAAAGACGGCGTATAAAGCAACATTTAATGGAAGTTCGGTTCAATTATATTATGGTGGTGCTGTAAAGTTACAGACTACAAACGAGGGTGTAACAATCACTGGAAACAATGGTGTCAACAACCTTCAGGTGGATGGTGACGCTTTAGTAATTGGTGGACTGACTGCTGGTGGTTTAAGTTATCCAGAAGTTACTGGAACTGCTGGTCAGATCCTTACCAGTGATGGTGCTGGTAATGTAGTATGGGGATCATCTAGTGGTGGTGCTGGAATTGCACTAACTGATCTTTCTGTTACTACTAATGCTGCTGGAACTGCTGCACTTTCATACAATAATATCAGTGGCGTATTTACATATACACCACCTGATCTTTCTGGTTATTTAACATCTTACACAGAGACTGACCCTGTATTCTCAATCTCTCCTGCTGCTAGTATTTCTACTGCTCAGATCAATAACTGGAACTCTGCTTACAGTTGGGGAGATCACAGTGCTCAAGGATATCTAACAAGTTATACAGAAACTGATACTCTTGATACTGTAACTGGTAGAGGTTATACTACATCTAATAATATTGTTTTTAATGATGGAGTTCAAGCGAGATTTGGAACTCTAAATGGAACTGGTGAAGGAGATCTAAGAATTTATCATGCTGCTGACGGATCTGCTAGTGTCATTCAGGAAGTTGGTGGCACTGATCTCATAATTATGACTGCTGGAAGTGATATTAAGTTCCGCAGAAATAACGAAGAAACTTTTGCTGAGTTTCACAATAATGGATCAGTTGATCTTTACTTTGACAACGCCAAGAAGTTTGAGACAACTACTAATGGAGCGACAATTACAGGTGCTCTTACTGCTGGTGGTCTGACTTATCCAACCACTAACGGCACAAGTGGTGAGGTTCTTACCAGTGATGGTGCAGGTAATGTAGTGTGGGGTGCTGCTAACTCTCAAGTAACTATCAGTGATACACTTCCTGCTGGCACTCCTAGTGCTGGTGATCTCTGGTGGGAGAGTGACACTGGTCGCCTCAAGATTTACTATCAGGATGTTGACAGTGCTCAGTGGGTTGATACTAATCCACCATTAGCAGATGCAACCAGCATCGGTGGATCTGGCACTGTTGCTATGAGAGCATCTATCATTCCTGATACTAACGCTGCTTATGACATTGGATCTGCTGAGTATAAGATCCGTGATCTATATCTAGACAGTGGTTCTATCCATACACCAAGTGGAAATAATCTTTCGTTCTATGATGGTAATCTAACTTGGGGTGGAGATGATGTAATCATGCTACAAGATCTTAAAGATATGATGGCAACGGCAACGTCCTTTGAGGATTTCAAGAATGCCATTATGGGTCTTTGAAATAAATAACACGGAAGGAGCAACTAAGAAATGGCAATCAATTTTCCCTCAACAGCAGGGCAGGCAACTGACGGTTCATATACTTATACAGTAGCAGGTATTACTTATTCGTGGGATGGATCGTCTTGGCGAGCAGCAGGTGCTGGTGCTAGTGCAACTGACAAAACTCTGTTCAGTGTCACACAGAATGCTGCTGGAACTGCAGCTCTTTCTTACAACAGTAACACTGGTGTTTTTAGTTACACTCCTCCCGATCTTTCTAGTTATCTAACAGCAGAGGCAGATACTCTTGCTACTGTAACTGGCAGAGGCGCTACTACAAATGATACTGTTGTTTTTGGTGATGCCTCTAATGCTGGTGAATTTCGTGTTTCACTAGAAGGTGGCAATTATCTAAAAGTATTTGGAACATCAAGTGGATCAACATATATCAGGAACCGAGATAATGATATCGGAACGTCTGCTACTGGGATTAACATTCAAGGTCGCACTGGAGTAGCATTATGGCAAGACACTGGTAATTTAGGTCTTCAAGTTGATTCTAGTTGCGCTGTAAAACTATACAAATCATCATTATTAAAATTAGAAACCACAACTACTGGTGTAACAATCACTGGTGCTCTTACTGCTGGTGGTTTGACTTATCCAACTAGCAATGGAACTAGTGGTCAAGCACTGATCAGTGATGGGGCTGGCAATGTCAACTGGGGTAGCGTAGCGACAACAGGACTACAATCCAGAACGACTGCACAGTTAACTGTTTCTATTGCTAATGGAGCAGCATCAAACGTCACGTTTACTACTCCTAAAGCATACGCATTGATGAGTATCCAAACAAACGTTGCTGCATGGGTAACACTCTACAGTGATACTGCAAGCAGAACGAACGATGCTAGCAGATCTGAGACAACTGATCCTACTCCTGGTTCTGGTGTTCTTGCAGAAGTTATCACCACAGGTTCTACGACACAGTTAATTACTCCTGGAACTATTTGTTTCAATTCTTCTTCTACTAATGCAACCTACGCTAAGATTGTAAATAAGGCTGGTTTTACTACAAACGTCACTGTAACTCTCACCTTTGTTCAACTAGAGGCTTGATATGGATAAGGAATATATTGTAACGCTCCACAGAAAAGAAGACCTGGAGCAGTTTTACAATGAAATGCAACTGTCTAATTTTCCTTTAGTCAAGAAGCGTCCTCTTAGTAGGAACACTCATTATATGATGACTGAGGAACAGGCGGAAAGACTACGCCAAGATCCTAGAGTTTGGGGAGTTGCTGATGTCAGTAAGATCGAATTTAGAAGACAGGTTAATAGAGAACCTTATGCAGTAACTGGAAATTTTTGGAAAGATTCCGCATCATTAAATGTAAGTTCTAATGATTTTCAGTGGGGACATATTCACTGTGCTGGAAATCAAGCACAAAGAGGTAAAACTCAATTTGGATCTGTAAATCTTGGCGCAACTTATGAACAAGTCATTGATGCTGTAGAAGTATTTAACAACGGTAGACATGTTGATGTTGTTATTTGCGATGATCCTATTTCATACGATAGTGAAGAATGGTATAGTCCTACAAGTAATCAAACAAGATTTGTTCAGTATCAATGGTTTAATGAATTGAATAGTTTTGTTTCTGGTCCAGACGGAGATGACGACGGACAGACACTTCCAACTGGAACAATTACATACGGAACTAATGTTTCCACACCACAGTATCACGGTAATCATGTATGTGGAACTGCTTGTGGTCAGCATTATGGATGGGCACGAGAAGCGAACATCTATAACATTGCGGTAACTGATCCATGGCCATCTGGTCAGCAGTTGGGTGGTTTATTGATTTTTGATTATCTTAGAGCATTTCATTTGAGTAAACCAATCAATCCCGCTACTGGAAAACGAAATCCCACCATTACTAATCATAGTTATGGATCTGCATACAATAAAGGTAGTGTAGTTACTCTTGCTGATATATCACAAATTGTATACAGAAATACGGCATACAGTGCTGCTAATCCTGGACCATCTGGATGGACTGAAGCAGGAATTGAAGCAGACTTTGGATTTAGATTTATGCAGTATTATCCAGCTCACAATGCTTTTACTGCTGCTGATGTCCAAGATGCAATTGATGACGGTGTTGTAATTATTGGTGCTGCTGGTAATGATAACCTTTTAATGGATGAGGTTGATGGTGACGATTGGAATAACCGCGCAACCGTTTCTGGACTTCCAACCCTATACTACAACAGAGGCGCTGCTCCAAATTGTGCAGACAGTAGTTCTATCAACGTTGGTGCTTTAGATAAAAGAAAAGATTTTAGAAGAGCTAGTTTTAGTAATTTCGGTCCTGCCGTTGATGTTTTTGCTCCTGGTGTAAACATTCTTTCAGCGTATGGAAACACTGGATTGAATGACAGTAAGTACACTCAAGGATCTGGTAACTATTTTTATCCAATCAATGGAACAAGCATGGCATCACCTCAAGTTTGTGGAATTATTGCGTGTCTTGCTAGTGGAAAAGAAAGATTTACTCAGTCTGATGCTTTAGGATATCTACGTCAGTTTAGCATTGATGGTGATATGACATTCGATCTTGCTGGCGGAGGTTTGGAGGATAATACTTGTAGACAGGGTAGTCCTAATAAGTATTTACATGCAGTAAATCCAAGACCAATTGCTGGACATATAGATGAACAGATTGGGTATAGATCTGTAGATGGAATTCAATATGGATCTTCTCCCAACATCGGAACATCCTATATGACGTTTCCTAGGAGAAGAAGTTTGTATGCTCCTGCTCCTTCAGCACAATCACAAACTTATGCACTTGTCGTTAGAAATGATTCCTCTTCTGATTGGAGATGGACAAGTGGAACTGATAGATCTGGTGTTACTTTTGATGATACTGCAACCTATGATGATTGGACTTTGAACTTTAATGTTGGAGACACAATGGAGATTACTAACAATGCTGGTTCTATTCATCCGTTCTACATTAAGACAGCTCCAACTACAGGAACAGGTGATCAAGTAACTACAGGAACAATCACTGGCAATGGTGCATCTCTAGGCAATACTGTAATATGGGATACAACAGGGGTTAATCCTGGAACATATTGGTATGTTTGTTCAAACCACTCCAACATGCGTGGACAGATCGTTATTTCATGAGGCATAAATAAATCCAGAGCACTAGTATCCATTGGAAAGTTAAATGGCTGATCGTTTTCCGTTGATTGTTAATGCAATTTCTAAAAAGATCGAAGAAATTGTAGCAGGTGACAAATTGGAATTAACTGGTAACGGTATCGTTATCGGTGGAGACAGTGGTGCTGGAAAGTATCTAAGCAGTGATGGATCAACAGTATTCTGGGACAATCCTGGTGATGTTTACTTAAATCAAACACAAACCATACTCAATAAAACACTAGAGACTTGTGTTATCTCTGGTTCGTTGAATACTCTTACGAATATTCCAAACAGTGCTCTTATTAATCCTGGTATTAATATTAACGGCACGACTATTTCTTTGGGTGGAACAGTAACAACTCCAGATAATAATACGACATATTCTATTTCGGCTGCTGATGGAACTTCCGCTAGTCAAAAAATTATTAGACTTACTTCTGGTGGTAACTCTGGTGGTGGAGTTGATGATGATATCATATTTGAAGTAGCATCTCCTCCTAGTATTCCTTCTGGTCAAAACGGACTTAATTTATCTTTATCTAGAGTTGATGATACGATAAGTCTTTATGGAACGGTAGTAGATAACAATACAGTAACCAGCATTACTGCTACGGGTGGATCTCCTCAAACAGGAACTGTAAATTTTGCTGGATCTGGATGTAATGTTACAATGGATGACGCATCAAAGACAGTAACGGTTACTGTCAATGATCAAGATACTATTACTAATTTAAAAGGTGATGGTGGTAATCTTGTAAATGGCGATGTTACATTATTAGCAACTTCTCCAGTTACTATTGTTCAAGGTCAGGATGGCAATGGAGATCCTACATTTACTTTTGGTTCTACTGATACTATCACGAGAGTTAAAGGTGGATCAACAGGAACATTCAAGAGTGGAGACATTACCATTGTTGGTGGAACAAGTCAGGGTGGAAACACTACTGTTTCATCATCTCCAGATGGTCTGACTATTTCGATTGATAGTCCAAACGATGATACTATTACTAGACTTGCTGGAGGAGCATCAAACGCACTAGCAGCAGGAGACTTTAGAATTACTGCTTCTGGTGATGCTACACTTACGACAACATCAAATGCTGGTGTAACTAGTATTGATATTGGATTTGTTAATACAGATACTGGTGCTGGACTAACTGCATCTAATGGTATTGTTCTTAGTAGTTCTGATTTCCAGTTGAAGAATGCTGGAAACTTAACTGATGCTGTATTGATGAAGTGGGATGGAACTAATGGTCAACTTCTTAATAGTATTATTGAAGATGATGGATCGACAGTAACTATTAGTGGAAACCTAGTCGTCAGTGGAACTAATACTGTTATTGATACTCAAACATTAACGGTTGCGGACCCTACCATTGAACTTAGAACAGGTGTAAGTATTGTAGATGGATCTGGCGGCATTCAAGTCAATAGAACCACTGATGCTAATGGAACTCCAGTTACATATTCTCAATTGCAGTTCTACCATACTGGTAATTACTGGCGCGTCTTTGATGGATCAATTGCAAAACCATTAGTAACAACGACAGACCCTCAAGTTCTCACCCAGAAAACTCTTAACTCTCCAACATTTACTGGAACTCCAGTTCTTGGAACCGCAACTGCTACAACCATTAATGGTCTAACAATTTCTGCAACTACTGGTGGTATCCTCACCATTGCAAATGCTAAGACCTTTACTTGTAATAACACTATTACTTTGAGGGGAACTGATGGTGTAAATGTTGACTTTGGTAATGGACCTGGAGCTGGTTATCGTGTAGCATATACTGGTGATACTTTAGGTGCATTTGCTCCAACAAACTCTTCTCAGTTGCAGGGTATTATGACCGACGCTACTGGTGTTGGTGGTAAGTTGATGTTCAATGCTTCTCCCGTAATTACTACAGCATTGCAATCAACATCGGGAACTTTTGCTTTACTTAATTCTGGTCCAACAACTATTAATGCTTTTGGTAACGCAACAGTAATCAGTCTTGGAAACTCGTCTGGAACAACAACAATTAATGGAAACCTAGAAGTAGAGACAGAAGCTACTTTTGGATCTACTGCGGGTGATTTGTTTACTGTAAATGGTGTTCCTAACTTTGATGCTAGTGATATCTTCATCAGAAATACAGATACTTCTCCACAAAGAATTGGTAGAGGTAATGGAGCGGTATTCAATAACACTTGCTTTGGACATTTAGTTCTTAACGCTGTTACAACTGGTGGTAGAAATACTGCCATGGGTCATGAAGTTCTTGCCTTGAATGAGGGTGGAGCAGACAACGTTGGATATGGATATAGAGCACTGAAAGCAAATGTGCTTGGTAATGATAACGTTGCTGTTGGTATGAACGCAGCAACAGCAACTGATGCTGATGGAAATACTGCTGTTGGAGCACAATCTCTATATTCAAACGTAGCTGGAACACATAACGTTTGTTTGGGATATTTTGCTGGATATAATGTTACTGGAACTGGAAACGTTCTTATCGGTCCAGCAGATACAGAGAATGATACTAGCGTTACCTATCAACCAACTAATCCTAGTGCAGACAGACAATTAGTTATTGGTTCTGGAACACTTGCTTGGATTACTGGTCAATCTAGTGGTAATGTTATTCTTCCTCAAGCATTAACTGTTGGTGGAGACGCCACAATTCAAGGTAATCTTACTGTTAACGGAACGACCACCACTCTGAACACGACCACGCTGAGCGTCGATGATCGCAACATTGAATTGGCAGCGACAACCTCTGCTGTATTCAATGGTGATATTGTAACAGGAACTCAAATTACTAATGTCAGTTCTATTGTTGGACTTGATGTTGGTATGGAATTGACCAGTGGAACTGGTGATGTTATTGTTAACCCAGGAACCTATATTACAAGCATTGGTTCTGGCGTAATTGATGTCAGTCAAACAATCACAACCACTGGTAACTCAGTTCAAACAGGTGCAGTGTTTGTTGCAACTGGTCCGACAGAACTTGGAGCTGAGGGAGGTGGATTGATCGTTAAAGGATCTACCGATCATACCATCTTGTATGAAGGAACTGGTGTTGATAAGTTCTGGGCACTTTCAGAAAACCTCAAGTTCCCTGCAGGTAAGAAGATTGTTCTCAACAACGCTCTCTTGCTAGACGCAACAACTCTTGGATCTACTGTTGTCAATTCTTCACTAACAAGTGTTGGAACACTAGGATCATTAAGCGTTTCTGGTAATGTTACTTTCGCTGGAAGAATTACTGAAGGAACTTTGGGTGGTTTTGCTACAACAGTTAGCGTTCCATCTAATGTGTATACAATTAGTGTTGCTGGTATTAATACATTCTTTGGAACAACTCCAGCAACTCCAATCAATACTTGGGACTTTACTAACGTAAATCTAGATCCCAATCAGTCAGTTACAATTACATTAATCCTTGCTGCTAATACTGCTGCTACATATGGTGATGCTTGTGAAGTTGATGGAACAGCAATCGCTAATGGTATTCAGTGGTCTGGTGGTTCTCCACCACTGCCATCATCCAACACAGACATTCTGACATTTATTATCGCTAAAGATAGTTCTGGTACAACCAAAGTATTTGGACAAGGCAACACAGACTTTAGCTGAGGATAGATAAATGCCAGTAAGTTATAACAGTCCTGCCAGAAACTTTTTCCTTCTGGCATCTACGGGTCAGCAAGAGATCACAGCGTTTATTAAAAGAATTATTACACCCAGTTCATCCGATACATTTGGATATGAACCAGCGAGAATTGAGTATGTAGAAAGTGATCAAAAGTATCTGGTTTCAGGAACTCAATCTGATGGACAAGACGATCAATTGCCAGAAGGTTATCTTGTCAAGACCACTGAGAATGATACTAGAGATTTTGATTTAAAAATTCAATCTACGGTATCTGCAGTTGATCGTGGAACTACCATTCGTTCTATAGCACAGGATAGTAATGAAAATATTATTATTTGTGGTCGCTTTGACATCCGTCTTTTCCAGAATGGCGGATCACCTTATGTTGGTAAGTTTGATTTAAATGGAAACAATCTTTGGTATGCTAGTACAACTGAAAGTTCTGTTAATTGGGATATTGAATACACTGATATTGCTATTGATGCTAATGACAACATTTTTGTTGTTGGATATGACAGCAAAAATGGAGATGATGGCACAATCATTTCTAGATATACTCCAGATGGTGCAGTTATCTGGTCTAAAAAAATACAAGACATAGGTTCTGATGGATTTGTTGACATCAGAGGATCTAGTATTTCTGTTAATAATAGAAATGAATTGGTAGTTGCTGGATCTCTTGAGGGTATTACTAGAGAGAAAGGTTTTGTTGCTAAGTACGATCTGAATGGTAATCAGATTTGGTTAAAAACTTTTGAAGATAAAGAACTAGCATCTAATAGTTCTTACCGTCAAGTGGTCTTTAATAGTACCCATGTTGATGGTAATGGATACATTTATTGTGCTGGATATAGTGAGGATGCAATTACCTCTGAATATAGGGGTGTAGTTCTTAGATTAAGTCCAGAAGGAAATCTTGTCTGGCAAAACAAAACAAATTATTCTGATAGCATTACTTACACTAGTGTTTCTGCTGATACTTTAACAGGACAAACTATTGTAGCAGGTGATGTTTGGACAGGTTCTGAAGGTTTTACTGTCATTCAAAGATTTAATGCTGCTGGTAAGTTGTCGTGGACTAGAAAGTTATCTAGCACTAACGCTAGAAGTGCCTTTGTAAATATCACATCAGATCCATCTTACTATTACATTACTTATGCAGATGAAACTCAACAAGCATCTGACCCAGAAAGTTTCTTGTATGGTAAGTTGAGTATCACTGGTAATGGTTTGGGCACGTTTGCATATGCTGATGGTGTATTAGATCAAGACTATGTGGTCACAACTATACCTATTAAAACGGGAACATTATTTGATGGTAGTATTAGAAATGACAATAGTGATTTTGTTACCTATCCTCATAGTGCTACTAAAATTTTATTTGATGATTTGACCATGATCTATCAACCAAAGCAACCAGTTTATGATGGATCTGACCATGACATTGTTAATGATAATATGCTAACAGCAGATGATATTACAGTTCTTGCTGATAATACTAGTATTATTGACACAAGTTCTTTTGTGTATATTCATGGAACAACAGGTGGAACTGGATTCGGACAGGTTGGTGGATTTGATTTGGGTGGGACATACCATTTGAGATTTGGTTCTCTTAACCTTGCTGAACACCAGTCTGCTGGATATGATGGAACTCAAGAAAGTCTATCAATTTCCAGAAAATTTGATACTTTTCCTATTGATTTGCGACAAGTTGCAAGTGTTTCTTTTGAGACTATCCGAGGAACTGATACGAATGGCGGAGAAGATCCAGATAATACTAATGAAAATTTAAGACTTTACTATAGTATTGATGGCGGAAATACATTCGCTTTTGTTAATAATATTAGAACATATAATTCAACTCAAGTAGGAAATGCATTGTATATAAACACTGTATTTCTTCCTAATGCTGCAAAAACAAACTCTACTATATTGAGAGTTCAGCAAGATGATCACAATGGAACTACATGGGATCACTGGGGTATCACTCAATTTACTTTAGTTGGTGATGTTGTTTCTACTCCGTATGCACCTAAGATTTCTAATGATAGTATTGTATATGGTAGCAACTTGCTATTGAACTATGACTTTGGGAACATAGGGACTTATGATAAAGCACACAATCTAATTGAAAGCAGTGAAGACTTTACTGGAATTGGTTGGGGAAATACATTTGTTAGTGTAGTTCCCAACGTTGCTATTGCTCCTGATGGAACTATGACAGCAGACAAAATTGTTGAAGATACTAATAATGCATTCCATTTCGTCTCCAATAATGAAGGAATTGGAGCAGAACCAGTGGTGTGGAGTTGTTACCTAAAAGCGGCCGAAAGAACACAAGGTTCTTTACTTTTGACACAAGGTGGAAATAATGGCGCTATCTTTAATTTAGATACTGGAACTATTGCTTCTGTTTTTGGTGCTGGTAATACAGCTGAAATTCAGGATGTCGGTGGTGGATGGTATAGGTGTATCGTAAAGAATGATGGTGCCGCTGACATGTATAATGATGTTAGAGTTGGTCCTGTAAATGGATCAGTAACCAATTATCAGGGTGATGGAAATTCTGGCATTTATGTTTGGGGAGCACAATATGAGAGAGGAATAGAAGTTTCTAGATACATCAAAACATCTGGAACTGCCATCACAGCACCAACCACAGTAAAGAACCTCTCAAGTTCTGCTTATACTGGCACGATCAACGGAGGAACTACATTCAATAGTAGTGGATACTTTGATTTTGATGGAGTGGATGGATACATTGATACTCAATTAAATGCTGGGTCAGTTACCGAACTAACTGTAGAAGCATGGTTGAGGGTTGATACTTATACTAATGATGGTGCTGGAATTTCTATTGGAGATACTGCTACTAGCACAGGTCAGTGTTATCTTGGGCGTGGTACTTCTGGTGGCGATAGTATTGACTGGAGATTTTATACTGGAACTTTCTTAGATGAAACTGAGTTCTTTACAAGTGATACTGGATGGAAGCATTATATTGGAACTTATGATCAAAGTGGTGGAGCTGGAAGCAATCAGGGTAGAATGATCTTATATGTTGATGGCGTCCAGCAGGATGTTGCTTTATCTAATAATACTTCTGCTATCAATTTTGCTGGAGGAACAAACATTAGAATTGGAACTGATACTAATTCTGGCGCTACAAGTTTCTTTGATGGAAAGTTTGGGGAGGTTCGTATTTACAACAGAGCACTAAGCGCCACAGAAGTATCCCAAAACTTCAACGCCACCCGTAGTAAGTATGGTGTCTGATAAATAGATAGAGCAAGAATATCTAATTAGAGGCAGTCTGTAATGGCGAGAAAGTCTATCCTGAACACCTATTACATTTTTGATCCAGCGAATAAGCAGGTGGTCATCCCTGGTGGTATTCCCAGGGAGAAACTAATTCTGATTACTAACGTTACTGATAATGTAGTAATCTATAATTTTTCAGATCCAGAACTAACTGCTGACGCATACTCAATTGAGACTGATATTAGAAACGTAACTACCACTAGAGTTACTCTTGCTTATGATACCTCCACCATGAACGCTGCAGATAAACTGCAGATTGTTTATGATGAATTTGAGGAAACTATTCAACCAGCAGAAACATATCATGATGCTGTAAACAAGATGAGGGTATCAACACCCCAGTCGCAGATTGATACTGACTTTGAATATGGCACACAGAGCACCAAGTGGGAAAGTCTATCTACAATTAACAACAACCCATTTGCATACAAGGGTGAGACACCTTTAACTATTACTGATGTTCAGGCAACACAGAATAGTAAGACTATTACTGCTACAACAACTGACACTAGACCAGCAGTTGGTTCAGCAATCTTTGTTCAGGATACTGAATTCCCTGGTGCTAATGGTGTCTTCATTGTAGATAGTCATTCAACACAGAACTCAAATGACTTCAACTATACTGCTGCATATGAGTGGACACAAGGACCTGGAACTATTTGGAACTCTGCAAGAACTGCTGTTTACTTAGGTGTTCATTACACTGGATCTTCTATTGGTGGAAATATTACAGTCTCTGCTCCTGGTGGTGGAGCAGTAAAGATTACCACTTCTGTTGCTCATGGATTGGAAATTGGTAATGAAATTGCTGTTACTGGCGATGGTGGAGACAACGTAAATGGATCTTGGACTATTGCTAGAGTGGAAAGTCCTACAATTTTCTACTACTATCCAGACGCAGCACCAACTGGATCAGTTGGAACTGGAACTGCAAAAGTATATCCAAGACCACAAGGAAACTCAGTTCACAGAGCATTTGATGGTGGTGTTAAGTTCTCTACTAATTCATTCTCGAAGAACCAACAGGCAATTAGGCAGACAAAACGTTACTTCCGTTATCAGTCTGGTAAGGGTGTAGCATTCTCTACTGGTTCTATTCTTGCTCCTGCTATTGAAAATATTGATAGCATTGCATACACTGGAGCAAATGATACTGTCCGTGTCATTTCTGCTGTAGCACATAATGTCACTAGAGATACTATTATTGATGTTAGAGGTGTTAATGACAACAACTACAATGGTCAGTATCAAGTTTCAAATGTAATCGATGCATTCACATTTGAATATATTGCTGATAATACTCCAGTAGAAACTACAGGCTCTGGAGAGTATACGATCACTCCAATTAATTCTTATGGAACTAAGTTGGAAATTGGTATGATGGATCAGCAGAATGGTGTTTTCTTCCGTTATGCTGATGGACATTTGAGTGTTGTTCGTAGATCTTCTACCTACCAAATTTCTGGTAGGGTGACGGTTACTCAAGGAAGCACTTTGGTTTCTAGTTATACTGGTGTTAACGGTGCTGGAACCAGTTTTGCGAAGCAGTTGAAACCAGGAGACTTTGTTGTCATTCGTGGTTCTTCTTATCGTGTTGATGGTATCATTTCTGATACACAGATGGTTATTTTCCCCGACTACCGTGGACCTTCTGCTATCAATGTTCCTGTTTCTAAGACATCTGAGATTGAATGGAAGCAGGCAGAGTGGAACATTGATCGCTGTGATGGCACTGGTAAGTCTGGATATAATCTTGACCTAACCAAGATGCAGATGTTCTACATGGACTACTCTTGGTATGGTGCTGGTTTCATCCGTTGGGGTTTCCGTGGAACAGATGGAAACGTTATCTATGCACACAAAGTTCCTAATAACAACTTCAATACAGAAGCATACATGAGGTCGGGTAACCTACCTGCTCGCTATGAAGTTAATACAATTCCACCTGCACTAATTACTACCAAGACAGTCTCTAGTTCTGACACAACTGTTTACGTTGACAAAGCACCACTAAGTTTCCCTCCATCAGGAACTCTTAGACTGAAGAAGCAGACGGCAAACACTACAGGAACATATGAGTATATCAACTACACTGACAAAAAGGAGTATAAGCAAGACGTAATTTCTGTTGATACTACAGACGACAGCATTACTGTTGCGACAACTAATTATACTGATGGAACAGCACTCCCAGGTGCTGGTGTTCAGAGTATTGTTTTTGATAGACCATTCTCTAACATTGTTTCGGGTAAAACTTATTATGTTGCATCGAGATTGAGTGGAACCAAGTTTACAATTACAGATACTCCTGGAAGTTCGACTGCTCTTAACCTCACAACTCAAACTGGATCTGCATTGTCTCCAATCTCTGTAGCAGAAGCTGGTGCATTTACTGGAGTTACAAGAGAGCAAGCAGGTGCATCTACAGATATCACAATTCCTATTGGATCTTCTAGTGGAACAGTTGCCTCTGCAACTGGTATTCAAAAAGGTCAGCGTGTAGTTGGAGATGGTGTTCCTTCTGATACTTTTGTTCATTCAATCTCTGGAACAAATGTTATCCTCAGTAAAGCAGTTTATTCTGCTAACCCAACTGGAGTTAAGTTTATTCAGATGGGAACGAGTGGAGCAGGAAATACATTTACATACAGTGCTGTTCAACCAACAGGTGTTGAACTTCTACAAGCAACATCAGTTCCACAGATTTCACACTGGGGTTCTTCTGTTATCATGGAAGGCAGACTAGATGATGACCGAGCATATGTTTACACGGTTGGAACTAAGACCCAGCGTAACATTACCGCTGGTGCTACACGAGCAATTCTTGCTCTTCGCCTAGCACCTTCTGTTGATAATGGTATTACTGGAGACTTTGGAACTAGAGAACTTATTAATAGAATGCAGTTGGTTCTACGTCAGGTTGACATCTCTGCTACTGGTAAGTTCTTTGTAGAACTAGTATTGAATCCAGTTCCAGATTCTAACAACACTTGGTTGGATGTTGGTGGAACATCTCTAGCACAGTATTCTGTTCTTAGCACAAGCACAGATCTACTTGGTGGCGAAGTTATCTACGGTTTCTATGCTGATAATGATGTTAAGGCGTATGACTTGTCAGCAGTTAAAGAAATTTCTAACTGTATTCTAGGTGGTGGAACATCTAACTACGCTAACTCAACTGCACCAAACCCAACAGGTATCTTCCCAGATGGTCCTGAAGTTCTAGCAGTTCGTGTTACAAACATTGCTGGTGGTAACAAGTCAGTTGACGCACGTTTCTCTTGGACGGAGGCTCAGGCATAAATAGAGCTGCCTTACTCTATACTCATGCTTGGAAAATCCAAAGCTAAAGTAGAAGAGCATAAGGACCACGATGAAGATAAGAGTGAAGTTCTTGGTAATTTAGTGAAAGTTGTTGTACTTATTTGGTCCGCATCTCTCCTAACGTTTAGCTACGTAAGACTACCAAACGGTCAAAAGATCTTAGACTTTGACCCTACGTTCATCGCTTCGGTCTTCTCTGGATCGCTAGCTGCCTTTGGATTGTCTCCTGCTAAAGCAGGTGGTGGAAATGGAAATGGTAAATCAGCAGCGAAAAAAGAACCTGAAGTTGTTTCTGCTGTGGAGCCAAGAAAAGATGCAAAAACTGATTAATGTTATCGCTTTGCTGTCAGGTCTTACCAGTGCTGCCCTCATCGGTGGTGCTGGTTATGTCCTCCTGAATAAGGATGCCCTGATCGATCAAGCAAAAGGTGCTGCTACTAAGGCAGCAACGGAAGCAGTCACTGCTGCTCTCCCTGGTATGTTGGATGCCGCTATGCCTAAGATGCCTGAGGTAACTGGCGGTGCAATTCCTCAAGGTGGTGCGTCCCTTCCAACGACGACTGGACCCGCTATGCCCTTCTAACCATGAACCTCTTCAACAGCAACAAAGAACAACCTGGCGACTACTTCCCTGAACCTAAGAAAGAAAAACCGTCTAAGTTCAAGATTGTAGCTGCCACTGTTGGCGCTTTGTTTGCTGTATCTCATGTAGGTCTGCTTGGATATGTTATACATCAACCACGTAGACATGATGTTCCTGTCATCAATATTCCCAGAGGAGATTATTCATCCTACAGGATCAAGGCAGGAAGAGATGGTTATGAGATTGAATATAAAGCAAATGATCCTGCCATCCTACGCTCAGAAAGATCACTTCAAGTAGATAAAGATAAGCGTGGATGGTTTGGACCTACCACTGAGAAGCGTAGGGAGTATCGCATTGACGAATACACCATGGACGGCACAAGGAACCTAGGAGGCGCTGCAGTAGACAGCGAGGGAAAGTCCCTTGCCAAAAGCGAAGAGTGCATCAGGGCGGACGCTGGCGCACGATCACAAGGTGCGATGGCAGGTAGTGCTATAGCTGCTGGTGCTATCGTTCCTGCTGTTGTCAACATCCCTTACGTTGGATGGTTGGTAGGTGGTTGGGCATTGCTCCTAGGACAGAAAGCAGGATCTGAGATTGGATCTGAAGTAGGACAAGTATTTAATGATTGCTAATGGAAATCAAACCAATAAAGATACGGGGAAATGAAATTCCTGAAGTGAACATCTTTGACAATTCTATACCCCAAGTCTTTACTGGTTATCCTATTCCAGTTACTGTGGATATAGGAATGCCTGTGGTGGATATCCCTGGGTGTGTAGAGACAAGAGAGACTGATGACCTCAGGGAGGTTGACCCTAGGGGAAACATGACCTTCTGTGATGGTCAGGTTCCCTCATACAATCCACCTAACTTTGAACCTAATCAGATGCTTCCTACTGGGAAACCAAAAGTAGATACAAGGCAACCTAAAGCTCCCGAAGCACCTGATCTACCGATACCTAAAACTCCCCCTGCTACTGCCAAGGTGGATTGTCCTACAGCAGCACAGCAGGCAAAGGAACCTGTCGGCACATACATTGAAGGATTTAGAAAGAAGGTTACTGACTATCAGTTAGTTGGCAATCAGTGTATTCAGATTACAGAACCTGTGCCTCTACCAGAGCAGATCATTGCTGGTCTTCCTAGTGCTGGATCTGTTGTAACCACTGGTGGTATTGCTGTAGTGGCTACAGCATCAGCACTTATGGCAAAACCGCTGGCAGATATCCTACTAAAGGTTATCAAACCAACGGTCAAAAAAGTTATGAAAAAGATTGCTGCTATCAGGGGGAAGTCTGTCCCTGTGTTGTCTGTAAGGGACCGCCAAGATCTTCAGCGCGAGCGCTCACACGCGATTCGGGAGTTGAGGAGGGTTTTGAAACCGAAGGGATAGAATGAACGTGTGGTTTGATGTAAGTAACATTATTCACAACCACATCAGCACACACTTTATAGTATGGTGATCGTGGGTGGAAACTAATACCTTGCTTGATCAACTCACCACAATTCTTTAACCTAGCGATCTCAAAATCTAATCTCTTGTTAGCAGTTGTTTGCTTCATCAGTTCGATGTTAGCAGCAGCTGCTTCTTTACATTGGTCCTGTAGTTTCTGATCTAATGGTTTGCTCCATGTCATAGAGAAACCAACACCTAAGTTGTAGTTATCTTTCTGTCCTGTTCTTACAGGAACAGTGTAGAGAACAGAACCAGGATTGTCAGGTGCTCCGTCCTCGTCCATGTCTCTCATATCGTAGACAGGATCATAATAATATGGTTCGTATGGTGATTGCTTAGAAGCAGAACCAGTTACATATGGTGTGATGTTTAGAGTAGGTCCCTGACACTGGATCCCACCACCATAAGTGTTTGTGATGTATGGACCCTGTAGAACTTGTATTGCTTGATTAGTAACACTACCTGAAGAGTTAGCAACAGGAGCAGCTGTGGCGCTAACACCACCCACAGTTTCAGCGAGTGCTTGACTTGGGAGTAAT